GAGACAAGTAAAACGTGTTTCGAGTGTTGATGGAAGTCGTATTTCATACAAGGATAGATGTGATAATCTTATTACACCTCCACATGTCTACGTTTTTGAAACAAATGAACACCGGCCAATTGTTCCTGGTGATTGTGGGATACCCATTCTCGATCACAAAGGAAGTAGAGTTGGTATTATTGTTGCAAATTCTTTTGACACGTACTCCTTTCTTGTTATACCCTTTCCTGCTCTCACGCTCAGAGTGGTGGAAGATCCAATAATCTCTCCTAAGGTTTTTGGAACTCTCACCGAAGAGTTGAAGTTTGATTGTGTATCATCTCCTTTTGGAGCCTCTATTCATATTGGCTCAGTAAATGGAGTTTGTGTGAGAACTTCTAAAAGTGATGCAAAGAAATCTTTTCTAGCACCTTTGGAATTGAATGTACTCGGTGAAAAACCCAATCCCGACGATTTTGGACCCACTTTTATTTTTCGTAAGGTGGATGACGTTTCGGTGAGAACAGGTGTTTACAATACCTATCATCGTAATTTGGATGTCCTGAAACAAGCTAAGAATTCACTCGACCAAGATGTACTTAATCAAGCTGTAGAGGACTTTTGGAATTCATTTTACCCGAGTTTGACTTCTGAAGAAATTCAAAAGATTAAACCGGAATATGATGATTACAAAGCTCTCACAGGCCTTGGTTTGGATACGGAAGGTGTAGTGAAACCCATGAAACTCGATACCGCAGTTGGTTATCCTTTTGCTTCTGGTAAAAAGAAAGACCACATCAAGATAGATCATGAATTCAAAACAGTTGAATACACAGAATCATTTCGTGAATTCAAACAAAAATTTGATACCGAATTAGCTGAAGGTCGCACCCCATTTACAGTTGTTAAAGCTTCTCCCAAAGACGAAGTGACTAAGATTTCAAAATTGAAGTCTAGGTTGTTTTATGTGGGAGATGCTGCAACGTTCTGTATGGTGAGGCGCTATTTTTGGTGGTTACCTTATTTAGTTTGGAAACACACACTTGATTTTGAGTGTGCTTTTGGCATAAACCCGTATGGCGGTGAGTGGACTGATTTACAAAATCATCTCAATGAGTTTGATAATCATATGGCTGCTGACTTTGCCGACTGGGATTTACGTTTACCAAAAGAACTGCTTGACGCCGCTTTCTGCATTCTCGTTCGCTTAGCTGAATTAGGTTCTGACTTTCAATCAGGTATTTATGAAGCTATGCGTCCCTTGTTTACATCACCTGTTGCATTATTTGGTACTGAATTGTATAATTTGGAATCAGGAGTGATCTCTGGTCATCCCTTAACCTATATTTTCAATTCATTTATCAATTCAATTCGTGCCCGATATTGTTTT